CGGCGTTCTCGTTGGACCTTACTGCTGTCGCTCGCATCCCGGCTTGCGAAAGATCCACCTGCAACATCATTGAATGCGAGCCACCAGAGGGTGGAGCTATTTACGAAATGGTCGGCGGTTGCTTGCCGTGCAACGTCTACACGTGCACCCCGTGCCAGTACTTTCCCACGACCGGGTCCGTGATGTACACCGCGGAAATCCAAAAGCGGGGCGCCGATCCAACCGTCGATAATGCGACTTGCGACTACACCTGGTCGCAGGGTTACACCTACACCGAGCGGATATGCGGCCCGACGCCGGAGTTCAAGTGCCGCGACAACCCGCAAGTAATTAACGCGGGGTGCGCGATACTGCCGTATTTGACGATCACGCGCCAGCAGACCATCACGATGGCGCAGTTCGACGCTTGCGCGGGAGGACCTGCACCTGGGTTGCCGACGAATGTCAATGGTCTCTACGGCTTTCCGTGCGATGGATGCGGGACTGTTCCGACGCCCTGCTGCTGCACTGACTGCACAGGAACGTGCCATTCCATCAAAATGACGAACGAGATCGTCATGGCTGGTTTGAACACTCCTAAACAGGGCATCATCTACGCCAGGGTGCTGGAAATGATTCCGTGCACGGGTCCATCGGTCGGCGGCACGTTCTTCTGTGGGTCCGGTTGCGATGGCACAGAGGGGTATTCGCAGATCACGATCGAGTTCCGAGCAATCATCCCGACGGAGCCGATCAAGGCGAACGAGTTGTACGTCCAGCAATGCATCGATGTGACTTCCGGATCTGATTTGGGGCGCGTTCGTCTTCCGGAAGCGGTGAGCATGGAAGACCTCGGCCAGGGCGATGAGGCTGGCGAGTTCTGGTGCGTCGGCGAAAGCTCGGTGGTTGTCACATGGCGCAAGTGCCGCAGCACGGCGAACAGTTTCGACAACAAGTGCAGAATGCAATCTGGGACCTATGACCCCGTGTTCATCGGCATTGGGAGTTGTGTCGTCGTCAACCCCTGCGAGAAATCCGTTCCGAATCCCTGCGACGTATCGGGCATCAGTAACTTTCTGCAAGCGATGGGATGGTCTTTCAACCTGGTGGTCTCATGAAGCGTTACTCCGTGGTCGACGGCAAACTGGTTGAGCTGGAAGGCACGGCGACCACCGTGGTCCGGGACGCTTCGCCTGGTCTTGGCGACGTCGTAGCCGGTGCCGCCAAGGCGGTCGGCATCAGGCCGTCCAAGGGCTGCGGATGCGAGAAGCGGCGCGAGGCGCTGAACCGGGCCACGCCCAAGATCGTCGCGCGACTGCTCGACGCGCTGCGTGGTTACTGGTCGAAGTGGTGGAACAAGGGAAACTTTCCCTTGGTGGTTTCCGCTGATCCTGTTACGGTCGGCGGAAATGGCAAAAAGGCCCACGAAGCAGCGGGTTGAGTCCCAGGGCAAACCCGTCCTCTTGCGCGAAATTGACGCGAGGACGCGCCGCGCCATGAGCAGGAAAGAGAACGCAAGAGAGGAATGGTGGATGGTCCGCAACGACGGCGACCCGAAGGGCGTCTGGTCGTTTACACTCGATCCGTACGCAAGTCCTTGGGACTGGAAGGTTAAGATCGGTGCCAATAAGCGTCACGTAGAGCGGCGCGTAACAATTGCGAAACACGATGCCGACAACAAGGGAAAACTGCTTGAAATCCGCCGGATCGTCGATAAGATGCGTCAGGCACCGAAATGAAACAGGTGTCGCTGATCCCAGAGGACGCGTGGAGTCGTTTTACATAACACGCAAAGCAAGTCTTCGTTAGCGGCCATTTCGGTGCGATTGAGAGGCGCACCATGTCAGAGAGAGCGATTGAGAGGACTGCACCGCGTTCTTATGGGAAGACGGCCAACAGCATTCAGGTCCGGGTCGACCTCGACCTTATGGACCGAGTTGCCCGGGTAGCCGCGAAGAACAAGCGAACCATCCGGGGCCAGGTCGAGCTGTTTATCGAGGAGGGCCTCGCGGCCAATCCCCGCCTGGAGACGCGCCGGAACGGGGGTGAGGCGTGAGCGACCTCCTCGCACCGCAGGACCGGGTGAAGCAGAACGAGCAGCTCGTTCGCGCCCTGGGGACCATCGTCAAACAGAACTACGTGATTCGGGTCCAGGGTCGCGAGTATCTCACCGTCGCCGGGGCGCAAGCAATTGCCTCGGGCATGGGGCTGACCACTACGACGGAACAGCTTCGGCACGTCCCGGCGACGGATGGGATGACCGGCTACTGGGAGGCCACGTCGACCGTGGTCGACCAGCGCGGCGTCGTGCTTGGGCGCGGCGTCGGCTGCGTGTTTGACGACGAGAAGCCGTGGAACACGCGCCCGCAGTTTGCGCGACAGATGATGGCACAAACCCGCGCTACTGGTCGCGCCCTGAAGGGCGTGATGGGCTGGGCGTTCGCCATGCTCGGCACCGCGTCGAGCCTCCATGAGGAGATGCCCGAGGAAGCCGCTACGACGCCGCAGGACGGCACGGAGGGCGTTCGACGCCTTCCGACCCGTCCGAGCGCTTCGAAGGCCTCCAAAGGCGACTCCGTGGCGCTACGCGAAGTTCGCGGAGTTTGTGCGGAGGTCGAGTGCAAGGTGAACAAGGAGGGTACGAAGTGGTGGCGCATCGGCATTGAGGCGGGCGAGGCTACCGAGTGGTTCATTAGCTTCAAGCCGATCCCCGAGCTCGCCGGTCGCCTGGTGCTCCTGAAGCTTGTGCCACACAAGGACGGCGTCCTGGTGGAGGACTGCATCGACATGGAGGTCGACTGATGGCAAAGCATCACCCGGGTGAAATCTTTGCTTTGGGCGGCTCGCTGACGCCCACCGAGAAGCTCGTCGCGATTGCCTTGGCCGATTACGGCGAGCGGATCCATCCCAGCCAGGCGCACATCGCCATGAAGACGGGGCTGCACCTCGACACCGTAAGTGCCACTATTTGCTCGCTGCGCGGCAAGGGCATCATCGAGACTTACGGCAGCGGGAAGGCGCTGACGTACCGGCTTGACCTCCGGTCTAGGACCGGAGGTACCTCCGGCTTTAAACCGGAGCACCTCCGGTCTACGACCGGAGCACCTCCGGTTTTAAACCGGAGGGATCCTATACACCAAAGAACCACCAAAGAACCACCAGCGGCTGACGCCGCGAATGGGGGGGTGGTTTCGCCCTGGGATGGGATCGATCCGGAAGACGTAACCAAGATCCGGCGCTGGTGTCCGCGTGACACGGACACGCTCTGCGAGGCGCAGCGGCGCGTCACGCTCCGCAAGCTCGCCGACCTTGGCATTCGCGTCACCGACCACGCCAGGTGGTGGCGACGCCTGGGCGAGCGCTGGGGGCAGATCGGCGTCCCGCCGTACGACCAGTTGGCGCTGGAGCTCCAGTCGATTGGATCTGACGTGCGAGACCGTGTCTCGGTGCTCGCCTTTCGCCTTGGACTTGGGAGGGTGGCAGCATGATCGAGATCCCGAAGACGATCCGTGAACCGTGGGAACGCAAGCTCAAGAGCGCCCAGCGCAGCATCTCGATCGGCTCAATCCCCGTCGACGTTGTCGAGGAGCTGATCAGGATGGTCGTGTCGCAGCACGAAGAGCTTTGCGAGCAGGACCGCAAATGGCGCGACCGGGAACGCTTCCTGGAGCGGCAGATCGTCACGTGTGGCGGCGGCTTCGACAAGCGCGGCCTTGAAGGTGAACCAAGAGGTCTCATGGTGAAGCATGGAATCCACACCGTGGTGGAGGATTCCCGATGACCGATCCGAGTGGCGTCGGCGCGGGTGCCCGTGGTCGTTCCACGGGCGCCCGAAGCCGCCGTAAAGGCGCTGTAGGCGAAGCGGAGGCTGCGGCTGCTCTCGGGGCCGTCCTGGGCAAGCCGTGGCGCAGAACGGCTCAGCGGTGGGGCAAAGCGAAAGCCGATATCGAGCCCTGCGACGGGGGCGTGGGCGTCCATGTCGAGGTGAAGCGTGTTGGTTCACTCCTGAAGCGATGGTCGGGCGCGGTGCAAGAGCACCCGCTGATCCTCGGTGGGGAGCTGTACTGCTGCTCCATCGAGAACCTTGTGCTCATGCTCGACCAGGTGGAGATCCCACGCATCTGCGCCAAGAGCTCGACCGTGATGCGCTACATGGCGCAAGCGGTGCGCGACGCCGAAGATGGCTTGGTGCCAATGGTCATGTGCCGAATGGATCACGGGCCTTGGCTTGTGTGCTGGCGCTACGACGATGATGACCGGCTGACTGCTGCCCTACGGGAGGCAATGAAGTGAGGCGCTTCCGCTACGAAGGTGGGCTAGGCAAGGCGATCAGCATGATCAACACCACGCGGTCGCGTGGTGGCTCATGGACGCGCAAGGCCAAGCAGCACAAGGCCATCGAGATTCAATGTCGCAAGTGTGGCAGCATCGTTGGCATTGAGTGCGATCACATCGTGCCGCTGCACCGTGGTGGAACGGATGACGCATCGAACTTGCAATCGTTGTGCCACGACTGCCATGCTGCGAAGACCGCTGCGGAAGCTGCTGAACCTCGGACCAAAATTTGACTTTGAGTGCCCTAGGCCCTAAAAAGTTGTGAGAAACCGAACTAGCAAAAACTTTTTTCAAACGCCCCCCCCTTCAGGGTCGAGGGAGGGGGGGTCTACGGGGCACCGCCTATTTGGGGACTCTTTAACAGACGCCCGGCGTAAGCATCGACGCAAGCCGCCTTTATGCGCCGAGCAAGCCGACGCCTACGCCCGTGGGGTGGTCGATGGGACGCTCGTTGCGAACGCCCGGGTTCGTGATTCGTGCCGCCGGTACCTCGCCGAGCGCCTCGATCCCGCGTCGGCGTCCGTCTGGTGGGACGAGCCCCTGGCCGACAGCGCCCGGGACTTTGCCCTGAAGTGCGGGCAGGGCGCGGAGGCTGGGGCAGGGGAGCCGCTGGTCTGGTTGCCCTGGCAATGCCTGGTCGCGATGATTCTGCTCGCCCGCCGGCGCGTAGTGAACGGCACCAAGACCGATACCCCTGCCACGAAGGCGCTGCTGCTGGTTGTGTCACGCGGCGCAGGGAAGACCGAGTTCGCGGCGTCGATGATCATGGCTGCGATGCGCGACCCGGAAACGCGCCTTGAGTTTGCGTCGGTCGCTCCGGACGGTCGCCTCGCGCAGAAGACCTTTGAGCGAATGCAGACGATGAGTCAGACGCTCGACGCGAAGGAATGGAAGGCGACCGGCGGCAGCACCCCGGCGCACCCCGGCAAGGTGAAGCACGGCGGCAACCGGTACATCTCGCTCCCCTGCACGGACAAGGCGCTCGACGGTCTCACGACCCGCCTAGTCGTGGCCGACGAGGTGGCTCGCATGGAGTCGGCGTTCGGTCGCCTCCTCACCGGCTTGGCGAAGTTCGCGACCAGCCAGACCCTGCTCATCACGACGCCCGACCCGGAGCAGAAGACGAGGCCGATCTGGGGCTACTGGGACGCTTGCGAGCGGGCAATCAACGACGGCACGCCCTATCCGCCGGGCTGGTGGCCGCTGCTCTACGGGCTCGACCAGGACGATCAAGCCGCCGACCCGAAGGCGTGGCCCAAGGCGAACCCGTCGCTCGGCGTGATCGTCGACCCGGCGCAGCTCGAGAGCGGCGACCCGGCGCAGATTGCAGAATTTGAAACGCAGTTGGCTTGCCGATACCACGAATTGGCGACCACGGACGTCGACCTCGGGGTGCTCGAGCGGCAGATGCAGAAGACCGACTGGGACCGCCTCGCCGGTGCGCCCGCCGTCATCGGCATCGACCTCTCGCGGGGCGGCTACGGGGCGCAGCTCGATTTGACTTCGATCTGCCTGATGGTCGTCGACGGCAACGTGATCCGCGCCCGAAACATCTCCTGGTGGGCCGGGACGGACATCCAACTTGACGAGCGGCGCTGCAAGAACCCGCTGGGCGCGTGGGTGGAGCAGGGTTTCCTGCGCCGGATGCCTGGCGAATGGCACGACATGGCCGTTGTAGAAGCCGAAATCGAGTCGCTCATGGCCCACTACGACGTGCGAAAGATCGGCGTCGACCCGCATCCAGCCCAGGCACGCGACATTAAACGGTGGGCAGATCGCGGCTGGCCGATCATTCCCGTCGACCAATCGATCCGCACGATGGCGCCCGCGTGGAAGTTGTGGGGCGACTTGCTCAAATCGAAGCAACTCATCTACGAGCCGGACCCCGTGCTCCGCTCGGCGCTCAACGCCGTGCGATTGATCCGCGACAACGTCGGGAACACGCGCCCGGTGAAGGGCCGAAGCAACGGCAACACCGATGCGGTGGTCGCTGGCAACATGGCGGCGCTGCTGATGGAGCACCACCAGGTGCGTGAAGCAACTGGTCTCTCGACGTCGTCGTGTCCAATCGGATAGACACGGTTACAAGAATTCCGGGTTGACGTTTCGGGGCAGAGTTGTTCCATCTGCTCCGTGGGCATCTTTGCACGATTCTTCGGCTTCAAGTCCGGCGTCGCGATCTACACGCGACCCGAGCCGATCATTGCGTCACCAGCTGACGCGATCCCCGCCGTCGTTCGTGCAACCAACCTGATCTCTGCGGACATTGCTCGCCTTCCCGTGTCGGTGTACGACAGCGAAGGTCAGGAGATCGTGGGCCATCCGGTCGAGATGCTTCTCAACCGCGACGCGAGCCGCTGGCAGTCCGGCTACGAGTTCCGCCGCTACACGACCTCCGTCGCGCTGACGCACGGCAACGGAATCGCGCTGATCCGACGCGGAAGCGACGGCGAGATCGCCGAGCTCCAGCCGGTGCCCGCCGACGCGATGAGCGGCGAAATCACCGAGGAAGGCGTCCAGTACCGCATCGGAAGCCTGGTGATGAATGCCGACCAGGTGCTGCATATCGGTGCATATCCGGATCACCTCAATCCCTGCTGGTATCGCTCGCCGCTCGACGTGGCCCGCCACGCAATGCAGCTCGCCGCCGATGAGAACGGCGCTCACGCCTCACTCGTGCGGACCGGAGCGAGGGGGACGGAGGCGATTTCTCACCCAGGCGCCCTGAGCGAT